CACTGATTCGGAAGCCCAAGGGGCGAGGTTGTTGGTGCAATCACTGTAGTCAACGGAGATAACAGATTCGTCAGAATCGAGAGGTCGACGTCCTATGACGGACTCGACAAACTCTTCTGTGATCGTCTCTCCGATGAGTCGGAAGACCCCGGATGGGTCCCGACGCAACGTTGTCCACAGAAACTTCTGCATGAGAGAACAGGAGTACTGTAGGGCAGCATCGCCAGCTGTGATGTTTCGCACCTTCAAGGCCTCGGCCAAGGGAGCAATCCGAACAAGTGCCCGACGTTCTCGCACGTTGTCGAGCGCTAGCGCACGTACCCGGAGATAGAATTGCTTAGCATGGAGCTCGGACTCGTAGGGATCCAACACGATCTGGGAGTCGGCACCGAGATACCACACTTCCTCGTCAGCGACAGGTTCTGTAGAGAACTGTACACCGCGAGATAGGGGAAGCTCAATGCCGGTAAGTCCGTCGTCATAGGTTGGCGACGTCCCGTAGTCGATGAAGGGCCCAGGAGTGGACTCGAGCTCATGGAGATAGCCAGCAGTCCCCCCAGCGGCGCGCCCCTGTTGAAAGCAGGCGGCCGTGGATGGCACGGACGGGGTCCGGTTCTGGACGAAGGCGGCGAGGGTTTTACCAGCGAAGACCTCGCGTACCGTGCGGCGGATCTGCGCAACCACATTCTCCTGTGAGACATAAGTCTCGATTTGAGGCATTCGACCCGGAGCAAGCTCCGAGAGGTCAGCCCAGGAAATGATGGCGCGTGGTCTACCAGCGGGACGCTCAGTCGTCAGCTTAGAGAAGCTGTCGATGGCCGCAAGCGAGCATTCGTACCAGCCCGGACGGGGCATGTCATTCTTCGCGAATTTGAGTGACATTAGGAACGAGTGGAGGTTCAGGGCAGTCGTGGTCCGGCTGAAGAGTCGGAACCAGCGATGGAACTTACCACCGAGGAGCACGTCGGGACGGTCTGAAGCAGGAAGGCCGGCAGGTTTCGGAGGGACGGGCTGATGAACAGCCGCGGAGTAGAACGCCGCGAGCTTGTATTTCATCAGACTCACCCACGAAAGGCCGGTATCACCACACCAGGTCGCCCAAAGAGCACCATAGCGTCGAGAAGTTCCCGTGACGCTCGGAGTGTCGAAGCCGTACGCTCGGTAAATGCGCACGATAGCTTCGGCACAGGCTACCAGATTCTCTCTCTCAACACTAACAGCGGTTACCGAACTGGGACCGCGCTGAGAGTGGGAGGTTTGGCCATGGCGTTCCGCATGATACGCCGTGGAGCCGCCGCGAAGACGAGACGAGCGGCCAGGAGGGCTTGTGCGCTTGCGCGTACTTGCCAACCCGGTCGTGAGACCCGTCGCAACCTGTGTGGAAACAGGTCGCGGTTTAACAACTCTTCCTACCATTGGAGCTGAAAGGCTTGGTGTCGGCATGATCTTTCC